ATATGTATTAAACCTTCTTTTAAAAAACCATTTATACCTATGAAATCATATAAATAAAGAAGTGAATTTTGTAAACTAAGTTTATTTTTATCAGTTGAAATAGATTCTTTTATTTTATTTTGTAAAAATTCATCATTTTTAGAATATTGAATACTATTAAGAATAATAACAATTATAAATAAAATTATAGATATAATTGGATAACTTGTTTCTTTTACAAATGTTCTTTTTGTAAAATAAACTATATTATTTAACAATGGATATATATTAAATTTATGTGCTATTTTATTTACAGTAGAATACATTTTTAATTATTATTTTTTTAGATTGTATTAATATATATATATATATAAAAATTAAATAAAAATAAAAAAAATGAAATAATATTAAAATAAAAAATGAAATAAAATAAAAAATGAAATAAAATAAAAAAATTAGAAAATATTTATAATTAATATTAATTTATTTTAATTTATTTTTGGTTAAGTTTTTTCTAAAAACTTAGTTCGATACCTAAAAATTCACTTTCATAAAGTTTAAATATTTTTCTATCTTTATCACCATTTAACAATCCTTCTTTTAAAGTTTCATTACTCATTAAAAATTCAAAGAAGGTTATAAATTTTTTAAGTCTATCCAGAATGATTTCATTTGTATAATCACTATCATAATTAACTTCATTAACATACATCGTTCGCACTCCTTTTTTATTCGTATAAGATTCAACTAAATATGCTTTTTCAAATCCTAAAGAATGTAAATAGAGTTGGACTTGGATATTTTCATAATCACGCACTTTTTTAAATAAAGCTTTCTGTCGCATTTTAGCCTCAACCAATTCATTTTCAGTTGTAATACCATCATATTTACCAATAAGACACCAATCGATTGGTAGTTTAGGATTTTCAATACTCATTGGAATATTAACCCACGCTTGAGTATTTTGTAATGTTTTTTCACTTAATCTACAAAATTCGTCTAATACTGAATCTTCATTTGTAATACCGTGTTGTTTATTTGTAATAGAACATACTTTATTAGTTAACTCTGTTTTTTGTTTTTCTGTTAATTGTGTTTGTTCGTTAATATATTTTTTAATATCTTCTTGTTTAGTAACCATATCATTACTTGTTTTAGATGTATTTGAATTAAGTGCTTTGACTTGTTCTAAAATAGTTGTTCCGGAAGCATTATCAATTTCCCAAATATCATTATATTCATTTGATGTAGCAATAGTTTCTTTTTTATCTTTTAATTTTTGTTCTACTAATTTAAAATCATCAGGTGCATATTTACGCCATAACTCACAAGTATTCTTTGGAAAATTATTGTAATTGTCTAATCCAATAAGTGGAGCAATTTGAGAAATAGAAATAGTTAATCGTTTTGACATTTTATAATAATTATATATTATTTATAATTATAATTATATTTATAACTATTAAATAATAGTGAATATTAATTAAATAATCTTTAGTATTTATTAAATAAAAGTTTAAAATTATTTTTAAATCAATTTTTATAGTAAATAAAAATACATAAAATTAGGTTAATTATTGTTTGCTTTTGCTTCTGCTTCTTCGGCATCTAATCTTCTTTTCTCTTCTAATTCAGCCTCTATTTCCTCCATATCAACACATTCACCTGTTTCTTGGTCACATACCATAGAACCTTTTTCACTACGTGATTTAATTGTAAGATGTGCTAGAGTAAATACTAATCCCGGAACATAAAATAAACTTGTTAAAATAAAACTATATACTATTTTATTTATATTTTCAAATTTAAATAATACTTCTATAGTTCTCCAAGTTATATATGGAAATTCATCTAGTAAAAAATCATTAACTATTTCTAACATTTCACCTAAAGGTGGAAAAATAACTGTAAATAAAATTTTAATTATATTAGTAGGTATTACAACAATACCATGTCCAATACCACCATAGAGAGATTTATCAAATAAATCATAATCATTAGCAGCAATTTTATTTTCTACAAAATCATTTTCTGGAAAATCACTCATTTTTTTATTTTACTTATATTATTATTTTATAATTATTTTTATTTTATTACATATTTTATAGTAATATTAAATTATATATAAAAATTATTATTATTTATTATTTATTATTAAAATAAGTATCTTTATATAAAAATGCTTTATCTTTATCAGATATATTTCTTAATGTATAAACTAAACCAGGTATATAGAATAATGTAGTTAATATAAAACTATAAACTATTTTATTTAAATTTTCATATGTAAATAAATTTTTAACTACTTTCCAATTTATAAAAGGGAAACCAATTGTTAAATCATTACCAATACAATTCATAATTTCTCCTAAAGGTGGGAAAATTATAGTTATAATAATTTTAAAAAAATCAGTAGGTAAGCAAAAACTACCATACCCTAATCCACCATACATAACTTTATCATATAAAGTCCATTTAGTTAAATCTATATCATTTTCCATTTTATAATTAATTATTTATATTTAATATTATATTTAATATTATATTTAATATTATATTTAATATTATATTAACTTTAATATTGATATAGATTTTTTTATATATTATAAATTAAAAAATTAAAAATTAATATGTAAATTTTATACCTAAATAAATAAAAAAAGTAAGTTTAAAAAAAACTTAGAGCAAAATAAAATATAAGACCTATTATAACAACAAATCCAATTGTGCTATAAAATGCTCCAACGTCTTTATCATCTACATCTATATCAGTATGTTCTTTATTATATTTGCTTAATTCGTATGCTTCATATTGGTCAGCATATCTATTATTTGTTGTAACTACAAATGTATAAATAATTCCCGCTAAATAATTTACATATGTTAATAATAAACATACAAGTATTGAAAACCATCCATACACTCCTTTACTTAAGAATATACCAAAAGGTGGCATTAATACATTCATTGTATATCTAAAAAATTTAGTGCTAATTGCGGTTCCATTTCTAAGGTCTGTTGCAAATTTTGGTATAATACCTGTAAAATTGCCAAATATCATATTATAAATCCACTTAAACGCATAATGTGTAGTATCAAATATAAAGAAGAAGAACCGTAAAATAAAGTAAAGTAATATATCTACAATATATAATACTAGTCCAGTAATTGGTCCAGGTCTTCCTAATATACCAGCTAATTGTTCATTGTTTTCTACTTTTTGTTTTCTATGCCAATGTTTTTTAGAAACATAAGTAAAATCGTCTGGATTTTTATAATTAAAATTAAAACCTGACATTTTTTTTTGATATTATTTTTATCTATTTTTTATAATTTATTAATTATTTATTTTATTATTGTTTATCTTATATATATAATATAAAAATAATTTTTTAATTAATTTTTTTAATTAAATAAATGAAAAATAATAAAATAAATAATATTATGAATATATTATTAATAGGGCATATACTAAACCAGGAATATAGAAAAGTAAGGTAAGGAATATACATACAATTATATTAAGCCATCCTGTTAAACCCATATCCATAAATACACCAATTGGAGGACATAATATAGTTCCTAGAACAATACTAAAAGGGACTGTATTACTATTTGTTAAATAACATTTTTTATTTTTATTTTTGTTTAAGTTCGTAAAATATTTAGTTTCTCTATCATTTTTTGTAAGTCCCGATTGTTCCCATCCCCAAAAACCTTGAAACCATGTTCCCATTAAATTAACTGAAAATGATAATAGCGTTATAAATATATCAACTGGTAATCTACAAATTGTTAATATTATTATAATTAATGTATTAAAGAAATCTGTTAGAAAATTAAGAGGATTTAATAAATCTAATACTAACCATAATATAAATTGTATTAACCACCATACTAATTTAATTAACCATAAAAGCAGTTTAATTATCATTACAAAAAATTCACCAATTGCTGCTGCAGGTGCAAATAAAGGTTTAAAAATAATATTAACAACAGCATCAACAGCATCCATTAATCCTGGAATAAAACCACCATTACATTTTGAATTACATTTTATAGTAATAAAGTCATTATTTACACTTTTATTATTATTATTAATATTATTATTATTATTATAATTATTATTAATAATATCATTAACAAAAGTTTGATGTTTTATTAATTTATTATTATGAATAAAATAATAATGATTTATATTTTTTTTTAAATTATGTTTATCAGTATCTGAAAGAGTTTGAATAAATAAATCTAATAAGTTTAGATTATCATTGTATATATTATTTTTAATATTATTTATATTATTTTTCCCATTATATATATGATTATAAATATATGTCTTATTATCAAATTCTAATAAAAATTTAACCATTATAAAAAATTATTATTATTATTATTGTTATTATTTAATATTTATCAATATATTTAATGCTATAAAATAAAATTATAGTTTAATCAAATAATAAATAAAGTTAAGCAAATAAATATTTATCTAATTTACTAATTTCAGTAAGTTTATCTAGACTTTCCACATTAATTTTTTTTTGTTTAGCAAGATGTTCTTTTTCTGCTTGTATCTGTAATTGATGTTGTTGTTTTTTCTTTTTCTCTAACTCTTCATAATTTTCAGGTTTCATATAATTATTTTCAACAACAACATTCATTAATTTATTATTTGTAGTATTATGTATGACTTGTTGAGATTTTAAACTAACGATTATTTTATCAAACCCTAATAAATTTTGAAATAATAATTCAGGTCTATCTATTAAAGGTATAACATAATCAATTGTTTCAGTTATATAGAGTATAGACCATACTATATAATTTTGTTTTTTTGTTCTGGATGATGGTGTAAAATTATTAATATAAAGTCCCCATAGATTTTGTATTTGTTTATTCCATTCTGAAGTTGTAGTATAAGAACATTTTAACTTGGCAATTTTATTTACGACCTCCCAAATTAACCAGACAACATCTTTAAAATATTTAGCATCTACACCTTGAATAGGTCTTAAAGCACATTCATATTTACCATATTTTTTAGAATTAATTTTCTCCCATTCAACAATCCAACTTAACCAATATAACGTTTTATTACTATTTTTATTATACATATGATAAGCCATTTCATTTATAGCAATACGTATTTCACTTGGGTCTTCATTTTGTATAATAGTTTCTATTAGTTTATTATTTTTTGCTTCTAATTTGGATTTAAATATATCAATAATAAATTCATTTTTCTTTATTTTTGGTAAAGTATATAATTTGTGTTTTCTAGACAATACTAATACAGAAATCATTTCAGCAAGTAATAATCTAATAGTTGGATGATTACGTAATAATAAACTATTTTCTTTAGAATATTTTTTATTATTTACAATTGCTTCCCATTGTTGATTTTTATTATATAAAAATTCAGGTAATTTTGGATTATAGATGTTAATAGATTTACTTGCTAGAGATAATAATTTATTCCATAATGGAGTAATCAGACCTGAAAGAAAAAGTTGTAATGCCCAGTGTAGGGCAGGTTCTATTTTATCTTCAAAGATTGCTTTTTCTAATGCTGAACTAGCCTTACTAATATTATATCCACCAAATGTTTGATTTTTAAAATCTTTTAATGTTCTACTATCCATAATTTTACATGTATCTGATAATGTAGGAATGTTTAAATCTAGTGTTGCTGTTTTTGATGTATCATTCTTATTTATAGAAGTCATTGTATATTTAGATGTAATAATAGACATTTTTAAAGTATTTTAAATTTTTTACTTAAACTTAAATTTATATTACTTATTTTTTTACTACTGTAAAACGAAATTATATAATTAAATTTAATTTTGTCATATTTCTAATATAAAATATATAAAAAATAAAATAATATAATAATATAAAATAATAAAAAAATACAAAATTAGATAAGAATGATATTAGATAATTGTTTATCACACAATCAAAAAATTATAATATCTATGATAACAGGTGGTTTATGGATATATTTTAGGTCTTTAGAAAATTATGCTTTATTATTAAGAAAAAGTATATTATCTATATTACTTGTTGTAGTATGGATATATTTAAATTATATAGACCCTTTATTTTTACCTATTGGATTACTTATAATGGTTATTTATAGCAAATTAATTAATAATGAAACTAATATTTAATTCAGTATAAAAAATAAAAAATATGATAAATAAAAACTATAATAAATGAAAAATTATCATATCAAATTAAATTTAATAATTATACATACTCATATTACTCATATCAATAGAAACAGAATTTGGTGATGTTGGTGATGATGGAACACTTGATGACGGTGATGTATGAGTAGAACTTATATCTTGAGATTGATAAGATTGATTATGAGATTGATTATGAGGATGATATGTATTAATCATTGGTTGTATTTTATGTAAATTATTTGTTCTATCAGCATATTTTATTTCTTTATCATAATAAACATCTTTTGAAATTAAATTTCCATATTCGTCATATTTAATTACTGTTTTAGATGTATATATTTCTTCTTTTTTATATTGTTTTGAATAATTTTGTAATGTAGTATTACTAGCCATTTTATTTACTAGAAAATATAATATATTAGAACTAAATAAATTATTTATAAAGTATAATAAAATTATTATAAATTAACTAAATTTATTTATAATTATAAAAATAAGTTTAAATTGATTAAACTATAATAAAAATTCAATTTTTATAATACAAGAATAAAAATATAACAATAAAAATATTAAAAAATTAATTTTGTAAATTTATAATTATTATAATATAAATAATTAATAATATAGTCAATATATAGACATAAAAAATAAATCATCAAATATATAAAATTTAAATATATAAAATTTAAATATATAAAATAAAAAAATGACAGTAGGTGCTTTATTACAAATTGAATATGGGAATACAGACCGTATGGCGTTTTTAACGCTTAACCCACAAATTACACATTTTAAATCAGTGTATAGAAAATATACAAATTTTGCTACTGAATTTATAACAGTTCAACCAACGACGGATAATGATTTGTCTTGGGATAGTGAAAAAACAGTAGAATTTACAATACCTCGTGATGGTGATGCTATAAAAGATATGTATTTAACATTTGAATTACCAGATATTTATTCTAATTCAACCTATCAATTTCAATGGATTAAACGTATTGGTGAATATATTGTAAAAGAAGTATCTATACAATTAGATACAAATCAAAATTTAGATAAACATTATTCTGAATGGCTTCACGCTTATAGTGAATTAAATTATAAAGAAGGTAAAAAAGATGGTTATTATAGAATGATAGGTCATGTGCCCGAATTGTATAATCCTGCGAATGCTCCTGGAAACAATGGAACCTATCCTTCTACTGCTTATGCTCCTTCTATTATAAATAGAAAAGTGTATTTACCTCTTATTTTTTGGTTTAATAAATATGCTTCACTTAGTTTTCCATTAATAGCAACACAAAGGTCAGAATTAAAAGTAAGATTTTTATTAAGACGATTAAGTGAATTATACACTATTGTTGATCCATCGACAGGTTATAGAATTAAACCATCAACGGCAAGTCATTATATAGGTAATTTTTTTTCACCATCAACAACAGATAGTAGTTTAGTGATTACACCACGTTTAGAAATTAATAATATATTTTTAGATAATGAAGAAAGAAAACGTTTTGCTATATCATCACATGATTATTTAATAACTCAAGTTCAAAAAATAGAAGAAACTTATAAACAAAATAATATACAAGTGGATTTAAAAAATATTAATAAACCAGTCTCACAAATTGTATTTATGATACGTCGCACGGATATGGAAGAAGTCAATGAATGGTCTAATTTTACAAATTGGAATCAAGAAACAATACCACCTTATTCTAATGGTTATTTTAATCCACACGGTTCAGCATTAACAATTGATGCTACTACCATAAAATATTATAAAACATCTAATTTATTAAAATCAGCAACATTTAAAATACAAGGGAATGAACTTACAACAGGAAATGTTCGTAATAATGATACACCTAACTCATCTCGTATTAATGGTAAAGATTCTGTATTTTACAATTTAATGGAAAATTTCAATTCTAATAATAATATGCCTAAAGAAGGTATTTATACATATTCTTTTGCTTTAGATAATTCAGATATACAACCAACAGGTGCTATTAATATGTCTTCATTAGATAATAAAAAACTAGATTTAATATTAACCGAATTAAAGTCAACTGGTTATACTACACCAGGTTCAACTTATAATTATAATGTATTCATATTCGCAGTTAATTATGATATATTGTCTATTATGGGAGGTATTGGTGGTCTCAAATACGCAAATTAGTTTATATTTTATTTATTTTCTTCTTTTTTTATTATATTTTCTTCTGTTTTTATTATAATATTAAATAGTTTATTCTGGATACATCTTTTTAATTTATAGTTTTTATTTTTTATAATTTATAAATTTATAAATATATAAATATAATTTTATAAATATAATTTTATCAACTATTCTTTTGAAGATTTATTTTATAATATAATATATAATTAAATTATAGATAACAAATAAATATATAATATAAATAATAAACTATATAATATTATTTTATATAATTAAACTATAAAGTATAAATTAAATAGTATCCAGAATGAAATTAAAAAACAATAATAAAAGTAAGTCTAATAAACAAAAACTCTATAGTAAATTAAATTTTAAAATAAATAATAAATTAAATAATAAAACCCGAGAAAAATTTGAAGATGAAAATAATAATGAAGATAATAAAGTAGGTGCAACAACATTTGAAGAGATTGTTGATATGATAAGTGTATCACCATCAGCAAAAGATAAAGAATCTGTCACTTATCAAGACCAATTAACGGATTATTTTTTTTTAGTATTAAAATATGCTTTCTTAGTAGGACTATTATGTTTAAACTTTCTAGGTTTATCTATTTCTCTTAACTGTAATGCTGACCAAGAATTATCTCAAAGAATATTAAGTGCCATATTTGCTTTTTTCTTTGGATTTGTCTATTTAATTATTAATTATTATACATACAAAGTATTAGGACAAGGTAAAATATGTAAAATGGATAGAGAGAAATTATTTCCTTTTAGAGTATAAAATAGATAAATAGATAAATAGATACTTATAAAAAAATTATATTTATAGTATATAGTAAATAACTAAAAATAATTAAAAATACTTATAATTATGAATTTATATGTAGTTTATGGATTTTTAATAGGATTAACATTTTTTTTAATAATGGATAATGGTGAAAATAAAAAACCATTATTATTTCATTCAATAATAATCAATTGTATGAATAATAAATATCATTTACATCATTGGATGATATTTACATTATTATTTTTAATATTAATACCAATTGTATTTATGTATAAATATACTTCTATGTTTGCTTTACTCATCGGAATATGTTTGGGTAGTATTTTACAAGGATTAACTTATAATGATGCTTTTAATGTAAAAATAAAATAAAATTATAAAAAAATTAAAAGTATTTTTAATAATAATAATATGTATTCATTAGATAATAAAAAATTAATTAGTTATTAAGATGAATTATAATAGTTAAGAACTGCAGGACAACCAGGTAGTTTATTATAAGTTGGAACTGAAACTATTTTTGTATTAGTAGGTCTTGGTGTTGGTTTAGTAGTTGCTGGTTGTGATCTGGTGATTTTTGGTTTTAAGTCTATTACTCGTGCTTGTAATGGTTGTAATATAGGACTATTTTCATCCAAAATAAAATTGCGACAATGTTCAGGTATTGTATCATCATAATAGTTAAGAACATCAGGACAACCAGGAATTTTATTATAAGTTGGAACTGAAACTATTCTTGTATTAGTAGGTCTTGGTGTTGGTTTAGTAATTGCTGGTTGTGATCTGGTGATTTTTGGTTTTAAGTCTATTACTCGTGCTTGTAATGGTTGTGGTGGTACAGGACTATCAAACTCAAAATTTTTACAATATTTAGGTATTATATCATCATCTTTATCACTGTTTAATGAATTATTTTGTGAGAAAAAAAAATTTGTTAAGTTATTTGTGCTGTTATCTGTGCTGTTATCTGTGCTGTTATCTGTGCTTTCTTGTGCACTTATTCTTTCCTCCAAACTTTTTCTTTCATCACATGTTGTGTTTATATTATCAATAAGGTCAGATATTGCTTTATTCCTTTCTTGTTCTTTTTCTTTAGAAATAGTCTTAGTGTTAGTAATACACTCGTCAAAAATAGTATTAAAATTATTCGTTGTAAGTGATAAACTATAGTTTTTACAGTTTTTATCAATATTATTAGTAAAGTCATTTGAACAAAATTGTAATGCATCTGCATCACTTATTTGATTAAATGGTATAACATCTTGACCTGCGTTTTGTGTGGTTTGTGGTAATCCGTTTATAAGATCAGTGTCATCTACTTTGTTAAATTGGGTTGTATTTGGTGTATTAACTTTTTTTTTGTTTGATTGTAATTTATTAAGTGTTTCTAAAGTGCAGTTTTCTGTAAAAATTGGTGTTTCTATTATATTATTTCCATTTAAAACACTTTTTATAGATTGTGTTAAACTTTTTATTTTATTGTTTGTATTATTCATCTTACAGTCATAATATTTGTCATTTTCACTATTAAATAATGAAAATAAATCTATTTTTTTATCTTTAAAATAAATTAATATTAATATAATAGTCAAACATAATAAAATTATTAAATATAATTTATATTTTTTATTATTTTTCATTCTATTTTAATTTTAGTAATTAGTAAATTATATTAATTATTACTTATATTAATTATTACTTATATTAATTATTACTTATATTAATTATTAATTATTACTTATATTACTTATATTAATAATAGATAAGAAATTTACTTATAAATAATTAATTTAATTTGATAAATATAAAAATTTTTCGTCAATATTAGAGTTTATATTATTAAAATAATTAGAGAAATACGTTTTAAAATGTGTATCATCTAAGTCATTATTTTCATTCATTACTTTATCCATCATACACGTTTCAACATTGTAATCAGCAAATGTATTTTTATCATTTTCTATTTTATTTAATTTATTTAAGTATTTATTTCTTAAACTATCATTATCAACTCCATATTTACCACACACATCTATATCAAATAAATTAGGAGCAACTTTTTTATTACATTGTCTTTCATAAGATACAGTTGGGTCATCATTCTTTTTTTTCATAACTAAATCAACAAAAGGAATATTTTCAGGACAAGATGAATTTTTTAAATAAGTTAATGCTTCATCTTTAGTATTAAATGTCAATGGATTAGTTGTTCCGTCTATCATTTTTTTACTATTTAAAAGAAAGAATTGATTTCCATTTGTAACTAAATAATTATAGCAACTAGAAGGAATAACTACATCATCTACAAAGATTATAAAACTATCTAATGATTTGCTTCTTAAAAAACAAATAAGAGCAATTAATACTATAATAATTAATATAATTCCAGCAGTATTTAACATTTTATTTATAATTAATTATTTTATATTATTTATTTATAATTATATTTTTTAGCAATTATTTTTATAGTTTATATTATACTAATAAAATTATTTTATCATAATACATTATTTTATGCTAATAAATTATTTTATTAAATATTGAATTTATTAATAGTTTAATAAATAGTTTAATAAATAGTTTAATAAATAGTTTAATAAATAGTTTAATAAATAGTTTAATAAATAGTTTAATAAATAGTTTAATAAATAGTTTAATAAATAGTTTAATAAAT